CTAAAGATTATTCCCACCACCTGCATAGCAGGTGGTTTATTTTATTGTCATACAATAAAAAACCGCGTCAATTTTTGACACGGTTTTTCTTTCATTTGCAAATAAAAAAGCCGTGCCATTTTGACACGACTCTTTTATTTTTTTCTCATGCTTCTTTTTCCGCGAGATCGAGGTCTGATCCATCCATGAACTCCCCGTCCTCGTCCGTATTACAGTATTCGAGCGCGTATTCGTCTGCAAATACGTATCCACCAGACTTGCTTATTTAAACCGTTTGAACCAGTTTTGGTAATAATCCCAAAATGAGTGTGATTTAGGAATAACCGTTTCCGCTGTCTCTGATTCTGCTTCTGCCTCTGTTTTCTGAATTTCAGTTTCCGTTTCCGTCTCAATTTTGATATCAAGTTGGTGTTCCTCTAACCACTTTTTGGCAGCGTTGTCACAAACTTTATCAATCTCCTCCGACGGCGTGTATTCAATTTTGCTCGGTGGCGTCAGGTCTCCCCAAATGTTGTCGACACCAAGCGGCGGTGTGCAAGCCCAAGTCGGTGTGGCTGTTGCTACTGCAATCACAGAAGTAAGTAAAATTCCCATTAATCTTTTCATTTCAATCTTTCCTTTCACACGAAAAAGGCACCCTTACGGATGCCTTAAATTATTTTTAATCTTTATTACGAGGTGTACTGGTCTTCCTCTTATCCTCATTCGCACCCCTTATTTCTCCAACTCTGCCTTGATTGCTTCCAGATCATCGACCGTCAAGGCCGGGTAATCTGCTGCGATATCTTCAAAATTCTCTCCGTCTTTGATTCGGATCCTAAAAGCTCTTACCATGATTTTCATTTTTAAGCGGTTTAAAGTTTTCATTTTTCTTCTCCTATAAGGTCAGCCATCATCAAAATGATGTCATCCTTTTGATAAAGTTAGGTATGCTTTGCGTCAAGCTCATTTTTCCCTTTTAAGCAATAAAAAAGCCCCAGGCATCCGAAGATACCCATGGCAAAGTGGCGTATAAATTGCATGTATGGAATTGCACCGGATTTCTCCGGTAAGAAAGTCTTTTTGCGTGGTTTGCGGGTTACTTCTGACCGATCACGTTTCAGGATCACAACCGGTCAGTTGATTCATCAGTTGAACAATGCGTACCAGGTGTTGGCTCCGCAGTATCCATCAGCTTCGAGGCCTTTTGATTTCTGGTAAGACTTGATCGCGGCGGTCAGACCGTCTCCGCAGAGAGCGTCCATGTTGCCGAAATAAAAGCCTTTCGCTGCGAGGATGAACTGAACCAGGAAGGTAAAGGTTCCCTGAGTTCCATGGCTGACGGTGGCTTTCGAAGCAACTTTTTTGCATGATTCGAAAAAGTTCTTGTTGGTCGGATCCAGCTTCGTGCCGTATCTCCGGTTCATCAAGTCTTTCCAAACCGCCAGGGCAGCCCATCTGGACTTATCGCCGTAGTCTCCGTCCACGCGCAGTTTGGCTCCACAATACTTCAGGATCTTGTCCCCATAGTTGCTGTTGAGCCATTTCTGACCATCAGAAACGTTGTTTCTGGCATTGTTGCTGCCGGATCCGGTATTTGTATTCATCCCGGATGTTCCGCCGGAATATCTGCCATTTTCGACGTTGGTGGCTGTGTGAGCTCCATCGTTCAGCAGGACATCTCCCTCTAACAGGTAGTCCGGGCCATTCAGGTATTTGCTCCCAGTCAGAACCAGGAATCCCGCTGCCTTGAATGCTTTCCGCATGTCTCCGGTATAGGTGGCTTTCAGATTTTTCAGGGCATCAATATCAAGCAGGTAACCGACCGCTCTGACATTGGCGATGACTCCTGCAGAGCAATCAGCTTCGCAAGCAACCGTGATCTGTGATGGATCGTAGTTGCTGGCTTTGAGATGCTGCCAATAGGTTTCTCGCTGGCTCTGATCGTAACCAACCAGATCGTTTTTCGCGGCTTTCACAGCAAGTTCTGCGATTTTCGCGCGGACTGCTGAGTTCGGGTATCTTAACACACACTTCCATGGACGGGAATACCACGGAATCAGTGCCCATTCGGTTCCTGTCTGATCTCCAGCTCTTCCGCCGGAATATCTGCCGTTTTCATCGTGTCCGCTGTTAGAAATTAAGCTCATAGGTTTTTCCTCCTTCTCGTTTTCGCCTTGATAGAGCATGTAATACTGTTCGCCATAAAAGGCTCGTTTGCTTTTTACCCCGGATCCAGTGTCTAGGGGTTGCTCAAACTTCGTCAAGAATATATCTGACGCTTCCTGCACTGTCTTCGCGTTCTTGAGTGCATAGAAAACGCTTCGGTACTTGCTCTGCAGTTCCGAAATCATGTACTCAATCTGCATTGTCGGGTCTCCGATCGAAACCCCTTTCTTTTTCGCCAGATCATACAATCCAGCTTTTCGGCCAGCACTTGTCCACTGGCACAGGCCATAGCCATACTGGCGGCTGTCTCCCATCGGATGCAAGAATAACTCCCGGGAAATCTCTCCGCTGTCTACGGCCTCAGTATAAGTATCGTCTGTGTACTTATGACCGAGGCGCTTCTCACATAAGTCTTCCAGATTACGGGGATTGAACCTCGATTCTGCAAAGATATTTCCCATCACTCCGCAAGCTCCGTAAACTGATGCCCCGGCAGCGATCAGGCAGTTATATGCCGCATCCGTATTAATATTTCGTAAAATTGCCACGACGTTCTCCTTTCACAGCAAAAGAGCGGGCATCATACCCGCTCTTTGACCTTCTTTATAACTACTGCTGGGATCCGTTTACCTTCCCGTCGTCCAGCAGGTCTTTCACGCCTTTGCGCACATGTATGACCTATCAATTTTCATGTTCGCTCCTTCTGCCGGAATTGCGCCGGCTCAAAAGAGGACGGTTATTGGCCGCCCTCACTCTGATTTCTTTTCCTGCTCCTGGTTGATTGCTTTGTCCGCGACTTCCAGTCCCTTAGTCAGAATGATCGGCACATTAAATCCGGCTTCCACAAAATTCTCAATAATCGACCGGATTTCGTTCACCAGCAGTGATGCTAAGACAAACCACCCCAACAGTGTTGTGATTTTTAGGTCAACCCCGATTGTATTGCCAATTTCAACAAAAGCCGTGCTCGCTCCAAACGCTACCACAATCATAAGCCAGTACCCGAGTTTCTTGAGTACCCCTTTCCAGCCCGCGCTGGAACTCTCCTTGTGGGCGATTCTACTTTTCATCCAGCCCGTGAGCCAGTCTGCCACATTCAGGCCGAGGAAAAGTGCAAACAGGATCCAGTGCGGCCCCAGCAGATACGACAGCACCGCTACCACGCTGCCTACTACAGCGTTATAAGAGTCAATAATTTTCATGATTTTTTCTCCTTCTCTTCTTATTTTATGTGCAAAAATAGGGCCTCCGCGCGGGCCCTGCTCTAATCTCAGTCATGTTTTCTCCTTCAAAAAATGAGAGCGGAAATCCGCTCTCATACAATGTACCGTCTGTGGTCCCGCTTTAAATTGGCTCTTGGTACCTGAGCATAGACCATGGTGGTGTTAATATTTACGTGCCCGAGAAACTGCTGTACCTCTTCGATTGGCATTCCTCGATCCAATCCATCTGTCGCAGTCGTGTGTCTGATCAGATGCGGATACACTCTCCGCCCGATTTTAGACATCTCTCCCAACTGCCGCACCCTTTTCTCAATCGCCGGCTTCTTCAGCCGGCCGTGAGGAGCGCGTTCTGAAACAAATAAGGCTGGGTTATCATCATTTCTTGTCGCAAGATAATTTTTCAGCGCAAGTTCGGCCCGTACATTAAGGCACGATGTACGGTGCTTATCCCCCTTTCCAAAAAGATGCACGTCCTTCTGCTCAAAATCTACGTCTGTAATGTTCAGGCGTTCCAGCTCCGTCACGCGGCATCCGGTACTATACAGCATCTCGATCATGGCCTTGTCCCTGAGCGTCTCGCACGCATTTCTCACCCGTTCCAGCTCCATTCCGGATAGTGGCTTTCTCTGTGCCCGCTCATACTTAATCGCCTTGATGTTTCGGCATGGGTTGCTTCCGATGTATCCTTCGTTGGCCGCCCACTCCAGGAATGTGTGAATAATGACTCGGCGATTATCCAGCGTTGCATTGCTGATTTTTCTTGTTTCCTGGGTCTGGTACAGATACACCCGAATATCGTTCGTCGTGATTTCTGGCAGCTGCTTATTGACCTGGAAAAAGAAATCCCGGAGGACCATGTTGTACAGCTCCAGCGAGCGGATGCTCAGTCCCTCGATTTTTCGTGTCGCAAAATAAATCTCATAGCATTCCGGAAGATATCCCTCGTATGGGACGATTTCCGTTTTTCTCGGCTCTATTTCGTAGTCCGACACAAAAATGGTCAATTTCTGATACACGATTTTAAGTGCATCATCCGGGATCTGGTTCACAAGCTTCGTCACGAATTCTTTCACAAACTGTTCGCGCATAAAAAAACCTCCTTGTGGGGTACCCAAAAGGAGGTGGATGTGTTATAATAATCACAGCCCCCTTGTGGGTGGGAGGAGCCGAACTTTTTGATTGGTAGTCGGGAGTTCGGCTCCCTTTTTTTTGTTTTCTACCCTCTCATTATACCACATTTCATGCGCGATTTCGAATATATTTTCGATTTTCTTTCAAAAATCTAGTTCACTAAATTCTGCTTTAGTTAATTAAATTTATTAACTTTACATTGTCTCGAATATGTGCATTGATTGGATTCGACAAATTGTACAACTCGTTCGGAGTCACATTTATGATTTTTCCAGCATTTATAAACTCTAAAATGTAATCTATTATTTGTTTATAATATTCGGTTGAAATATCCCATGTATCTTCGCTAGGAACATTATCTAACACTCTATGAAAAAGAATACAAAGTGTCTTTGATTCTTTGCAGCAATTATTTATTACAGTTTTTACATTGTCTAGCGTCGTATCTGTTGGGGCAATACAATCAAATTGTTGATAATTAACATTTTTTACCGGGTAGAAACCATTACCGGATTGTTTACCTCTGGCATAAATATACCCATTGTTTTTTAAGGCTTTTTCTAAAGCCGTGCCATATCGTAATTGGAAACATTCCCACAATACTGGTCGAACAAATCCCTTGTTTTCTTGCAATGATAGCGCGTGTTTAACATAATCATCCCATGCCTTTAAGTCCTTATCATTTTCATTGTTTATCGTCGAAAAATCCGGTAAATAATCGCTGTCATTAGAGTATGTTCCTAAATCACATCCTTTTTTTAACAGCGTTCTTGCATTTTCTGATTGACCATTAAAAACAAATCTTATTCCATTCTCAAGTCCATATGTGATATGAGGATTTGTAATTTCAGAAAAACTATAATCAACACTAACAATGACTTTTGGCATATAAAAGTTTTTGTTGTTGTTATATTGCTCCCATGTTACCCCATAAGGTATATATATATCGGGTAGGGCCTTGTTTATTGATAACGCAAATCTATCCACATAAGTTTTATCGGACGCTGAACATGTGTATCTGAAATATTCGGCATTACTATTAGATACTATTACAGAACCCGTTGTTGTCGGATTAAATACTTCGACACAATTTCCGTTTTTGTCGTATATTAACAGATAGATATATGCAGCTGAATAATATATTACATCACCTTGTTTACAGAAATATTTGTCAGTAGAGTAAAAACCATTTTCTACGATTTGAAACTCTGTATCTTTTGCGTTTACATATGGGTTATATATTTTGCCTTTTACAATATTTTCTTTATTAAATATATTGATGTATTTTAAAGGTAAAATAACGCCTTCAAAATCATCTAAATCTTCCTTGAGCGAACTAACCTGCTCCGTCATCGCCGTGTAGTCGGCAGGCAGACTTTTCTTGACTTCCTCTGCGTAGGCGCTTATCTCCTCTTTCATTCGCTCGATGATATCCGTCTGTTTTTCAACCGGCACAGCAGAATCTACTTCCATTCCTTCTAATACGTTCAGAGTGGCGAGTGTCGAATAGAACTTCTGCCGCAGCTCCGATCCCTGGGTTTTGAATAGATAGACCACGAACGCGGTTTTCCCCATGTACTGGACGGCGTCGGCGTCTACGAGCCAGGAAAAGGTGATGGTATTTCCGTTTGTCTGCATATCTGTGATGTTATAGTAATTTTTGTTGCCTTTGGCATTGGAGTACAGGATTCTCCCGGAGAATGTGGACATATCGAAACCGTGGTAGTACCGGTTCATGCCGAATTTGATCTTATTTACGTTTTTATCTCCTTCAACTCCAGCCACTACGCCGTTTTTCGGGATAGAAATCACTCTCAGATGTTCGTCAATCCAGAACTGCAGATCATCGTCCGTGACTGGTGTTGCGTACTCTTCCGCATCTTCCAGCATCTCTTCCAGTAATTCGTCTGTTGTACTCATGTCATTCCTCCTGTTTCACCTCTACCCTGTTTGTTGACAGTTTCATTCCATCTTTTCCCAGTCCTACTACGTTCACGTACCATTTCTTTCCGTGCAGCACCTCGGTTCTCACGATGCAGCAGTTTCCAGTGATTTTTTCCGAAAAGCATTCTGCGATCTTCGAATCAATTCGGCGGAACTCTGCCACTTTTACTTTTCCGGCCCACTCCCGGTCAAAATAAAATTTCGCTGTCATATACTGCTCACTGCCCGCCACCAGACCGGAAAAATCCCCTCTCCTTTCGATCTGCTGACCCATAACTGAAAATTCAAGTACTCTCATGATCTTTCCCTCCTAAGCTGTACGTTTCCAGATATAGACTGTGATGTACGGCGGCATGTTATTGATAGTTTTTGATCCATCAATAATATTGGAGACTTTATTTACTCTAATATTTCCAACCGATGTCTGTGCTTTCCATGATGCATTATTCATTTTTGCCTGGACCGTAGAGCCATACGGTCCTCCATCTTCTCCGAAAACCTGATACATCGATCCCTCATCGGCTCCGTTGGTCTCGTAGTGTTTGTGGTCGATGTTATTTGTCGTAACACCGGCCTGCAGTCCAGCTGTGTTCCATTTTTTCGTGGTGTCTTCTTCATCAACGCCAACCAGTGTCCTTCCTTTTGCGTATCTCTCCCACGTTCCGCCAAAAATTGTATTCGGATCTGCAGTTTTTTCTTCCGTGATCCACACGGATCCAACTGGATGATCCGCCAGAGTATCTCCGTGCATATAGATTTTGTACGCACCGCTGCTCGTATCATAGGATCCCATACGGATTTTTCCGTCTGCCATAAATCCTACGTACTGCACCTTAACTCCTTTTTTTGTGATCAGTCCGAACGCATCCGTTCCTCCGGACCATCCGCCCAGATCCGGGTAAAATCCGTCCGAAAAACCTGCATAGCTTTTCAGTTTGGCTTTAAGCCACTCCTCCACAGTTCCTCCTGTTGTTTCCGTTTTCTGGATATTTTTCAAATCATCTACGGCAATTTTTTTCTCGTTTCCGTCTGCGTCGCAAATTGCTACGTAATCTGTGCTTTCGACTTTGGCTTTCGTCGGCCACTCAAACATTGTCATGTCCATTTTTTCTGTCTCCTCTCTATGCCGGTATCCACTGCACCGGGTACACTGTTGCCGTTGGTTCCGGTGTTGGTGTCTCCTCTGTGCCGCCCTGCTTATATCTCAATACATGATCCCACGGCGGCGTATGGGAATAATAACTCCTTGTGCAGATCTCAGTTCCCGTCTGGTCCCCAGTCTGTCCTCCCACTGCTCCGCCGAATTCATTTTGAGATGCGTGCACAATCTTTCCATTGCCTATGTACGTAGCCACATGATAGCCCTCGCTCAGCAGTACATCACCGCGTCTCAGACCTGATCCGGAATAGACGTCTACATTCCCGATCACATCCGAAAAGCCGCAGCGCAGGAATACCGCCCGCATATCTCCGGTGTAGCTTGCTCCATACGTTTTCACCGGCACACCAGCCTCCTGCCACCCTGTGATACAAAATGACGAGCAGTCGTAATCTGGTCCCCACCGATAACCCTGATCATACCCGTGCGAGTTATCTGCAGCAATTTTCAGCATCCACGCAATCGCCTTTTCGATTTTTTCTGCTGAGTCGTCGTTTAACGCCAGATGCGCTTTCCAATAATTCGCATACTCTTTTCTTTTTGGCTGCACTGCTCCGGCGTGCTGCTCGTAGTTGAGCTCGAATAATTCTACGAGCGTTTCCAAGCTTTCTCCGGAGTTCCAGAATTCCGCAAATGACATCGACGTGGTTCTTTTTTGCCACTGGATCCCTACGTTTTTCTCATAGAGGATCCGCTGCAGCTGCCCGTTGATATTCTTGCTCTCGTATCCTTTCGCCGCGGCCCAATTCGTATATTTCGTGGATGGGGTCCACTGCACCAGCCCAAATCCCAGGTCTGTTCTACTGCTGTCGAGATTCTGCCAGATCCCTGGATTGCAGGTTGACTCTGCGTACATATTGCCTAGTACGGCAAGCGCCGCGTTCTGCGACGCTCCGTTTCGGATCATGAAATTATAGATGTACTGTGCGTTATCCATAGCATTTTCCATGCTCAGATAAGTATTTGAGCTAATTAGTGCCATTCTTTAACTCCTCCCACGTTCCATCCGATTTCTTGATTCTTCCTCCGGTGATTCTTCCGTTTCGGATAACTAGGTAACTCTCATCCGAGTACACGAGCTTTCCGCTCAATCCCGCGGAACCGGAATACCCCTCGTAGATTGATCCAGCTTTGAATCTGATGTAATCGCCCTGCGGGTTAACTTCAACAAACGTGTTTCCGCTTCCGATCGTCCCCGACCATGTGCTTTTTCCAGTCGCAATATCCACATTTTGGAGTAATGACATCTGGATAACTGATTTTCCGCTGGCTTCTTTCAGAATAACTCTTCCATTTTCCAGCGCAACCGAGCATTGTTTACCAGCCTCTTTTCCGAAAATTTCCAGCAGCGATGCAAAAATCTTACCGCTGTTCAGATCCAGCTTAAAGCCTTGCTCCCCATCCGCGTAATTCTGTGACATCAGCACCCCTGCGATGAGGTAATCTGCCAGAAAGCCCTGACCTGTGCCAAACGTTTTCCAGTCCCAATCTCTGCCGTCCGGCGTTCGTTCGGATGCGATCAGGAATCCCGTGGTCCCGAGTGCCATTGCTCCATAGAGCTCGCTGCTCTTGTCCAACTCTTCGAAAAGGATTGCTTTCGCCGCCTGTTTTTCCGCATTCTCTGCTGTTGCTTTCAGTCTGGTTTTCATCAAATTAATCATTCCGGTGACCTGATCGCCTTTTACGGTTCCATCTTTATTCAGCGCCAGCTCTGCCGTTTTCATCGCCGCACTCATTCGATCCAAATAATCGTTTTCCGCAGATCCGAGTGTGACTGTTGTGTTTCTTCTCATGACGCAGTCCCACACCACACTCACAGCACGTTCTCTTGTCGATATCTGTAGATCTTTGTTTTCCACTTTTACGTAATCTCCGAGGCCGATTTTCACAAGGTTCTCCACATCTGCGTACTCAATTGTGTTTTCAATATTGATAAGATCCACTTCATACGCAATTTCCGGCAGGTCGCATCCTGCCTCAAAATCTGCTTTTGCTTTTTCCCGTAATGCTTTCTGCAGATCTTCCAGTGTTGCGCATCCTGTTTCATTGTTTCCGCAGTCCTCCTGCAGCTTTACGTCTTCGTATTGCACCACTTTCGTGTAAGCAATCGGATATTTTCCAATATTTTGGCTGTCCACATAGTAACTATCATCTGGCAGTGTGTATCCGTTGTAGCTTTCCGGAACGATTCTTGTAACCACGTTATCCATGTTTACTTTCGCCTTAACGGAACTCATGTTAAAGCCGAGCCGCACTTCTGCCCCGTAATCTCCTCCGGCTCTTTTTCTCATTTGACACATATAATTTTGAAAAATTGGTTCTCCACCCCACCGGTTGATGAAACTGTTTTCATCATCCGAAAGCAGTGCCTCGATCAAGTTTTTGCGGACATAATACGCCGTGTTGATATCCGTAATATCCGAAGTAACATGATATTTTCCAACGCTTAGTTTTTCTGCCGCCTCCGTACCTGTGCACTGTGTCGCTCGCACATCCTTTAGATGTGTTTCTCTTGATGCGTCAAAAAAAATGGGCCGTGCCTTTGCGGCAAGTCCACCCATCTCCTTTTCCGCGTCATACACTCGGAATTGTTCTTCTTCTCCGTATGGAGTTGGCGCCGTGATAACGGATCCGGCTTTCAGGCACTCAATATATAGTGAGTCCGCTGCGCACTCAATATCCATAGTCCATTCACCGCTAAGTTGCATAGTCAGCTCGCATTTCGTTGGGTGTAATACGCAGTCGCCGTTATTTTCATAGTTTTTGTTTTCTGGCTTGTAAACTTGTATCATCTTGTCCTCCAACGCGGCGCGATTGAAATCTCAAACGCAGAATCAAATAAGATCACATTCTCGCCCGGGTTCAGATAGAAATCTTCATAATTTCCTTTGATCGCATTGCTCGCATTTCGTCCCTGTCCATTCACCGTGATTTCTTTTTCTGTGTCGATGATCAGCGTTCCATTGACCTGTGCAAGCAGCTCATTTCCGTTGATTCGTCCCCAACACTCTCCGTGGCCCTCAATTTTGATTTTGGGGCACGAGGTGTCGTACTCATTTGTCAGTGTAAAAAATCTTCTTTTTGTGGCTACTTTCTGGCCGCTTTCCGTCAGCACGTATCCTCCGCCTCCTACTTTGTGCCCCCAGTACACCGGCATTGGATATGGTTTTTCGTATTCATCGCTTCCGCGTACGTACAGATACGGGGAACAATAAAATGTAATCGTAAATTTTCCCACTCGCAGGCCTTCCCTGCTGTTTTCGCTTAAAACTGCATAATAGGCGCGGTACACAAACACTGGATCGTCATTCAGGATCAGTTCTGCATTTTTCTCTTGTGCCCATCGCTTGACTTTTCTCCAGGTTTCGTGCCATTTCGACTCCGGACCTATATAGTTCATTTCGATTGATATCACGATTTCTTTGTAGCGTCCGTTGTCGATATGGTAGGCTCCATCTACCCCTGGCACTTCTAGTGTTTCAATGTCTCGTTCCGCCGCTGGAATATTCGGCCGATTGACCGCATAAATGCAGAGGTCAGCCGAACTGACCCCTGCAAAAATAACCTCATAATCATCAATCACGTAAAGCCTCCTTTCCAGACAGGCTTGCTTGTCTGCTGTCTGTTCAGCTCTTTGATGGTTAATTTTACAACTTTCTGGTAGATTCTTTCATCTCCAAGATTGATCACGTTTTCCATCGTCAGACCGAGATTTCCCAAGACTTCCGCAAGTGCCTTTATCAGATCCGTATTATTGTCCTTCACTTCTTCTCGGACATATTTTCTCAGTGTTTCAATCGGCGTTACGGCTTCCGGTCCTGCCTCTCCCGCTACGTCGATCGTGTTTCCAGACTGATTAACAACCGTCGGTCTGTTCAAGATCGCGCCTTTCGCGTGCCAATTGACGCTTAACCTCGGGATGCTTCCTTTTACCAGATCCCCGATCGACCATCCCGGCGGTGATATTTTAAAATGTGGCATTTTTATTTTTGGTGTCGGCCATTCGCCGGCAAAAAATCGTTTCACTGCATCCAGTGCATTTTTTACCACGTTTTTTATTTCTTCGAATTTGTTCCAGAATTTGTTTTTAATTCCCGTGAGCTTTCCGCCTGTCAGCTTGTCGATCACATCGTATCCTGTGGACCATACCTCTTTCCACGCCTGCCAACTTGCGGCCAGTATTCCCGTTATCCCGCCTCCGTGTTTTTCGTAGGCATCCTGAATCCGTCCGAGCTTTTCTTCGCCTAGTTCCACGCAGAAATCATATCCAGCGGTCAGTACCGATTTTATAATTTCGATTCCTTCGAGGACCCCTTCCCGGAATTCATCGCAATTTGTCCAGAGGGCAAATACCGCTATCGCGATCGCTGTTATAATCGCAATTACTGGATTCGCTGCAATGATGCCGAACAGTCCCGACAGTCCTTTCGCTATAATCGGAATTCCTCCGATTATTTTTGACCCGCTTCCTATTATGCTTCCCAATATCATGATTATCGGGCCAATCGCTGCCACTATCAGGCCTATTTTGATAATTAACTGTTTCGTATCTTCATCAAGTCCTGAAAACCATTCCGTAAAATTCTGAAGATGCTCCGTCATGCTGTCAATCAACGGCATCAGATCATCCAGAAACTCCCCGGCCAAATCGCTTCCCGCCAGCTTCAGATTATTCATGGCGATCGTTCCCTTGTCCCACGGATCTTGCATCTGATCAAACGTGTCCTCAACAATCGTTCCGCAGTCTTTCATTGATCCAGAAAGATCTTCGATGTTGATTCGTCCTTCTCTGATCGCTGTCGCCATCTCTGCTGCTCCCTTTTTGCCGAATAATTCTGTGGCAATAGAGAGCGCTTCTGTATCTGTTTTAGCATCCTTGATTTTTCCAATCGTTTCAGCAAGCGCCTGATTCATCGGCACCCCAGAGCTTACTGCGTTTTGCAGACCTTTTTTTAGCCCTGCGAGCGCTGTGGTGCTGTCAACACCGTTCATTTCAAAATCAGCCATAAGCTGGATCGCCTGCTCCAGAGTCAAATCCATTTCTTTAAAAACGGAATTGTTACTCAACACGTTCTGCATCAGTGAATCAACAGAGACTCCTGTTTGCTGTCCTTTTTGTGTAATCAACCCGAGGAGCTTTCCAGTATCCGAAATGTCAACATTCCATACTCTCATGATTTTATTGACATTATCAATGGAACTATTCAGATCAGTTCCATTGATGTCTGCAAATTTCACAAAAAGTTCTGTGAGATTTTCCAGCTCATCTCCTGTACTTGCGAATTTTGTATTGATTTCTCCGACCGCTGTACCTACATCCGTCATCGTGGTAGGCAGTTTCCCGTAGACACTATTTGCAACATCGTTCAGCCCTTCCAGTGCCTCGCCGGATGCGCCCGTTTTCGATATGATAATATCATATCCTTCGTCGAGCTCCATTGCGGCCTTGACCCCTGCTGTGGCCACTCCGGCTACCGCCGTAGTTCCAATTTTGGTGATTTTCGATCCCGCACTTTTTACTTTTTCTCCGACCTTTTCTACTTTTCCCGCAAATTCATCAATTGACGCTTTTCCAAACTGCAGCTGCTCGTTGACCTCTTTCAGCCGGCTCTTGTATTCATTCAGCGATGTCTCCGCCTCATTGAGTGCGGCTTTCTTTTCCTCGATCGCTTTTTTATTATCGCCCTCGGCATTTTCCAGCAGTTTCAGCTCTTCTTTCACAAGACCAACTTTTTTCTGGTACGTCTCGCCCTGCTCCGTCAGATACTTCTGCTCATCTTTTAATTTTTTCGCAGATGAGGTGTTTTTGTCCCACTGGCTCTTCATCAGCTTGAATGAGGATTCATTCTTTTTTGCGGACGCATCCAGCGTGCTGATGGAGTCATCCAGTTTTTTCATGTTCTCTTCCAAAACCGCGGAGCCGCTCTTGATTTCCTGGTTTACTTCTTTCAGGCCTTTCTGGTACTGGGCAAATGTTGTCTCTGCCTGGGAAAGCTGTTTTTTCTTCTGGGAGATCGCTTTCTCGTTTTTGTTCTCTGCTCCCTCCAGTTCAGAAAGCTCTCTTCTCAGGACCTCCACTTTTTCGTTGTATGTTTCGGTCTGTTTCTGCAGGTATTTCTGTCTGTCGGTCAGTTTCTCCATGGCCGTTGTGCTGTCATCCCAGGCGATTTTCGCACGTTTAAACTCTTCCCGGTTACCCTGTACGGCTTCCGAAATCTGTTTCAGGCTTTTCTGAAAATCTACCGTACCGTCCGTTTTGAACGATAAACCGACCCGCTTCATATCATCCGCCATACAGCTCACCTACTTTCTTTCTCTCCCAAAATTTTTCATACATTTCGTTAAAAAAGATGGGGTCGCAATTAAAAAATTCTTCCTCGCTCATCCCCATCTCCGCGGCGCAGATCCGGTATTCCGCCCAGTCTACGTCAAGCCCTTCGCCATCTGCTGGCGTGCCCGTTTTTTTTTAGCATATTCGTCGCATCTGGCTGAAAAGCCCTCCAACAGCACGCGGATCTGCTCATCATCCATCGGCACCAGCTGCAATGCCTCGTCAAACGTCACCGTTTTTCCGTTGCTCCGCAGGATGGCGTACACGGATGCGGCCGCAAGATCCATCTTTTCCGGATCTGTCAGTTTTTCCTGTTTCTTTTTTGCCAGTTTGTAAAATTTCGGCATCTTCTGCAGATAGTAGAGCGTGCCAAAATTAACATTGACGGGCAGCCGGGTGCCGTCCGTCAAATCTACAATATAATCTTTCATGTTTCTCCTTATCCGGCTACTGCCGTTGTCAGATCGTCATCCTTGAGGATTGGTTTCGAGAAGAACTTTTCTTCTGTCAGCCCCTCCGGGAATGCTTTCATGCTGGAATCCAGCGATACTTTAATATTTTCTTTTGCGTCGAATGGGTACGCAACGATCGTTACTGTATCTGTCTGCACGGAAAACGTTTCCTCACCTGTTGCCGCATCATCTGTGTTTGCTGTGAGCTTACATTTCGGATACCAATCATATCTCTCTGAGCCGTCCTTGTTTTTGACCACTTTTCCATACGCAAAAAACGGACGAATGCTCTTTCCTCCGGACAGAATGAGGCCGTTTTTCGTCACCTCATCCCCTCTCGCTTTTGCAAGCGTATCTGCCGGGAACGCCACTACCTCAACTTCGATGTTCGTTGATGGCTGGCGGGTGTCTGTATCGTAGATTTTCCCGGAAGCATATACATCCGTTGTCCCTGTGTTCTCTGTTACTTTTACGCTTTTTACAACTTCGGTTTTCTCCACGCTTTCCTCAAACGTTTCTGTCCACTGTCCATTTTCGTCCGGCGTATTGAAACACACATACTGTGCTCCCACTGTTTCTTTCAGCGGTGGTTTTCTCGTTTTGATTGACATATTTTTTTCCTTTCTACCTGAACAATCTCTGCAGTATCAGGTTATAATATTTATTTGAATCTTTTTTGAACAATCCGCGCAGATGCGGCTGTGCATTCATTTTCCGTGTTCCTGCCTCTACCATTGGACCGTAATATTTTCCCCATCCGACCTCTACTTCCCCGTTTTTTCCTTTTCTGGCCGAAACGGTGTCCAGCAGATGGGTGTATCCAGACTTTCGAATCTGTGATCTCGGTTTTGGCAGCGCCCGCACATCTCTGGCCAGCTGCTCCGCGCCATCCATCATGGCTGCTTCAATTCTGCTCTGTTCGAATTTCTCCTGATATTCCTGAATGATCTTCTGAAATTCGTTCATGCCGGCAGAATAGAAATCGTCCTCATTCATACTGTTACCTCAACGGAAAAATAAGAATGAAAGACCTTATCTTCCTGCACGTACTCGTGATAGATGGTAGGATGAAGCCCGACTTTTCTGAGTTTTTCTCTCAGTTCCATCAGTTTTTCATTCCGCGGCGTACGAGAATAGAAGCTAATCTGGTATGTTTCCACATTTTCGTACTCTTCTCCAGATGCCAGAATATCCTCCCAGATATAGTCCCAATAGACCACACGCGGGTATTTGTTTGTATTTTCCTGGCTTGCGATTCCCTCATTGACCGGAATCTGGAGCGAGTGGAGCAAATCGCTTAATTCCTGTTTTTTCATGCAATCACCTCAATCGTTCGATCTGGTCGCACCAGTGTGAGCTCCGTTTCCGGGAATCCGTCCTTGTTGATGATGTGTGCGGCGTTATAGACTCTGTGCTGTGTTCCCTCAATGATACACACACAGTCACTGTCAATTTTCTTGTACTGCGGAATCCGAATTTTCATTGTGATTTCCCGTCCGCTCTGACTCAGTGCGTATCTGGTATGGTCATACACAGAGATCTCGTTGTACCAGATCGTCATGTGCTGATTTTCCAGAATATCCTCCGGAAAGTCTTTGGTTTCGTCTGTTTTGATTCTGTAGAGTTCAAAGCATCCGCTTGTGTACACCGGCAGGCTCATGTCGGCACCTCGCTTTCCAGCTGCCAGGATAAGATAATCGCAGCGTAATTCTGCTCCCATTCGTATGTTTTGTGGTTGTACGCGTAGTACACGTAATTTTTCAGCAGACTTCGAAACGTATCATCTGTTTCCAGGCTTCTTCCCGGATTGAGTGTATCAAGACGGTGTTTTCCTTCTTTCAGGTACCGCAGCAGCGACTCATCCGGGAAATACGGCGGAATCTGAAATTCCTGCCGCACTTCCTCAATCATTTCTTCCAGCATTCCGCCTTACCTCCTTATTCTCCTGTTGGCTCTGCTGCCTGCGCGATTGTCTGTGGAACCGTTACCTGCTGAACCGGCAGCACGTACTCTTCCAGTTTCGTCACGTCAAATACTACGGCGCAGTCATCATCCACCGCGCGGCCGTTCGCATAGCATTTTCCGATGATAACGTCTGCATCATCCATTGCTTTTGTCTGATCATAAGTGTTCAGCTCCACGCCAGATGCTCCCATCGTGTAGACACCTGCCATGGTAAAAATGCCTTTTCCTTTCGGTACGTTCGCATCCGGAATCTTTTCAAGGCTCATAAATGAGGTGTTTCTATATCCTCCTGTGAGACTTTCTCCATACAGCGCCGGGTCCACATATTCCGCCTCATCGCTCGGATTACACAGTAAATACAGCGTTCCGATTTCTCTCTTTCCGTCTTTGCTCAGTGTCTTTCTTACTGGAGCAAGTCCTTTCGGGCTGAATTTGGTTACCGTGTTCATTACCGTTTTCGCCTGCGCGGTTCCGTCCGTTTTGAAGCTCGCGATCTTATTCATGATTCCTACAGGACCCGTTTTTCCGTTTCCATCCAGATATCCTTTTACCAGACCGTCCTGCATTGCCTCCGCAAGAATTGCCGTAAAATATTTGTCCACAAATGGCAGCGCAAGATCCCGAATTGCTTTCGGAATCACAAGATATACTGTCAGTTTTTTCACTTCCAGGTCAAGAGTTTCAAAACTTGCGTTCAGCTCTCCTTTGATGGCATCTGTTAAGTCCCCCCATACTGCAGTCCCGGAATGTTCACCAACCAGCCATTTTTTCACATTTGCCGGGGCAAATTTTACCAGGCTCAGAATTTTACTTGCCTTTTTCACATCATCCAGCGTTCTGTCGATGATTTCATCCGGAATAATGTCGATCTGCTTTGCAGTGATTGCCTGTTTCACATCTTTCAGCCCCTCGTAGAACTGTTTTTCCTTGTCTGACAGATTGTGAAGGTTCAGGCGTTTTCTGTATTCCTCATCGTGAGCCGCGCGGGCGTTCTGCTCCACCAGCTGATTGATGAGTTCTTTGTTTTTCTCCTCCACGATCATAGCTGCAGCCTGATAGATCGCCTCTACCTTATCGTCTGCATCTTCCATCATCTTCATTACTTTCTGTTTCAGCTCTGCCTCTGTGATTTTATCGATGTTCATTTTTTTCTCCTTTCTGAAAGAAAGCGTCAAATCCGCTTTTCTGTTTTTGCGCCGGCGCAACGGCCCGCATGAACTTTTTAACCTCCGCATCCAGGAATGTGCGATTGTTCAGCTGTTTGATCAGCTGTTCATTTTCTGCGAGAAGCTGTTCTGTCCGCGGCTCCTCCTTCTGCTCCACGCCGATTTTATCAATCAGTCCGCACTCCAAGGCTTTCTGCGGCGTGAGCACGGTCTCTGCATCCATCATGGCTCTCAGTTCTGCCTCATCGATGGTCGCACGGCGCATCATCAGCTGCACACAGGATTCCATACACACGTCCAGCTTGTCCGCCTCTTCCCGGAGCTGTTTTGCATTTCCTGTGACGCTGGCCCACATGTTGTGGATAATCGCGCTTGTGCCGTACCCCATGATTCGCTCATCGCACCCCTGCAGAATTGTAAACGCGATTGAATGGCATACGCCGTCCACGATTCCCACTTTGTGTGCCTTGCTCTCCTGCAGCAGGTTGTAGATGGCCGTTCCTTCCGAAACCGATCCGCCGTAGGAATTAATATGCAGTTCAATTTCTTCCCCATCCGGCACCGCTTCCAGGAGCTTCTGGAAATGTGCCGCGGATGTCTCCGACTCGTCATAGTCCCAGGTTTCCCAGTTCCACTCTCCATATTTCGAGATATCGTCATACAGAAAGATCTTGTGCACGTTGCCATCCACCTGCTGGCAGTAATGCATCTCTTTTCTTTTCATGGCTTTCTCCTTCCCTTGTTATTTGCTGTTTCACCCATCAGCTGGGAGATTTACTCTGTGTTTCCCGTGACCGCGCTTTCGTCCGCGGTATAGTTCTTTGTCACCATACGGCTTCGGCTGAATTCTGTATTCAGTGCTTCCCAGCCGATGGATTCCCGCAGCTCATCCAGGTTGAAGCCGATGCTCCGCAGGGTACTCATGCCGGTTGCGCACTCGATCAGGTCGCGGTGCTTGAATCTTGACAGATCCACCCAAATTTTCTCGTCTTTTTCATAACTTTCTTTTCCGACAAGTTTTGCGTTGAATGAATCGTTCAGAATTTCGGCAATCGGTGAAACTGCGTAGGTGATGAACTCGTTTGTGCTGTCCGCTTTTTCTGTGATTTCTCCCAGGAATACCGCCATTGGGATGTTAAATGCCATTGCGGTGTCCTTAAAAATTTCTTTCGCAAACTTTACAACGTCCTCACTTGCCCCTCCGGCCTTAATTTCAATCTGGTTGATATCAATTCCGGCGCTCGTGATGATAGTTGACGGTTCATCACTCAGCAACGTCTCCTGCAGCTTCTCTTTGTATTGATCTTTTGTCAGCGTTTTCACGTTTCCATTCTCATCTTTTGTCGCAATGATGGAATTTGTCGCGTCAAAATGGAGCTTGAATTTCGGCGTATTAACATACGTCTGCATCGTGCAGACCGCGTTCGCCAGCTTATTGTACTTTTTCGCAATATTCCCAAGGTGTGCACTGAGCCGGTCATTTCGCAGCCGCAAGTGCAGCACCTGATCCGCCGTCAGGTACATGTCCAGCGTCATCGTTCTTCCGTTGCAGCTGATCGTGATATCGCTGTAGATCTGCGGTAAGATTACACTGTCATTCAGTGTCCAGGAATCCGCAAGAAAGTATTGCTCACCCACACTGCAGATTAACGCTTCTTTTTTCGTCAGCAGTTTGTGGATCGCCGCACGCCAGAAATCCGTTCCGGTTTCATTGGCATTCGGTCGCACATTCAGCCGCCAATAGACGTCATCTTTTGCCCGTCTTGTTCCTTTTTTGTCTTTCCTCTGGACTACAATTTCCGATTTTGCAATCGCATCCGCAATCATACCAATTGCTTTCTCTTTTGCGAACTCATACAACTGCAGCTGCTGTGTGGTCGATGTTATGATTTCGAGCAGAGACTCTTCTTTTTCTGCTCTTTTGAAAAACCAATCAAACATAGATAACCGTCTCCTTTATCTCATCCTTCGAAAACATCGCCGCCACGAAAGCCATAAATCCATCGTTTTTCCTTAACTTCGGTTCTATTTTTCCGTACATCTTGTTTCCGTATTTGTCCGTGCTCACTTTCGTATTGTTTGTATACCATCGCATGATGGAGGACGGACCATAATTTATTTTTCCTTCTGCAAACAGCCTTTCAATCTCCGGAGCAATGATGGCACACGCCGATCCGATTCTTCGCACCAGTCTTACCAGCCCCGCCGGATTCTGTTTGCTTTCGATTGAGATTCCCGCTTCTTCAAATTTCGTTTTGAACATCTGATAGCGGTAGGTGTCCATCGTGATTTTTTGTACAACATATTCATTCATCCTTTCAACGCACCACCGAATGATGGCGTCAATCGGAATCGTCGGACCATCCACCACCTCAAAGTCCTCAAATTCCGGCTGTCCAAAATTGTTCAACGGGAATTTGATTTTTTCCAGAAATGGCGAATCTTTGCAGATCCATGTGTGCTGTCGCCAGATGAACTCTTCTCCATTCTGTGTCAGCACTCCGGCCGATGCGAAGTCTCGAATGTCGGCGTAGTCTAGTGCCAGAATTGCAAGCTTTCCTTTCGTGTTCACGGTTGTTCTCGGTGTTTTCTGCTCGATATCATCATAACAGCACCGCAGAATGTTGTTCCACGATGTTACGGTTTCTTCTTCGTTCCGTGCCGGCAGATTGAACCGTTTGGTCATCAGCTCCGGAAGTTTGCTCGGAAGTTTCTGTGCTTCCAGATAATCTTTCATAATCTGTGTCGCCAAAATTGGCATATATTCCAGCGACGGATTGGCCTTGTGCCAGGCTTCCGGAAGATCTTTTTCTTCTTTCTCATCCAGCTTGCAGACGAACGGAAAATATCCGAGCGGATTTTCACCCGTCCTCAGAATCTCTTCTATCATCGTCAGAATTTCATCCAGCGGTCCATCTCTTACATATCCGTTTGTGGTGATGATAAATTCCCGCGGATGCTTTACTTTTCCAAGTGCGCTTTCGAATACATTGATCTGCTCGTAATTCTCGTAGGCGTGTATCTCATTCAAAATCAGGCATCCAGGCCGTTTTCCATCTTTTGTCTCTGCCCTGCTCGTGTTGTATTTCAACTCCGATCCGGTCTTGAGATTCGTGATCAGCTCTTTTGTGACGCTGAATTTTCCCTTGAACTTCTTTTTTTTGCATACGTTGTAAGCAACCTTGAAAGTTTCATTCGCCTGATCTTCTGCATTTGCCACGATTTCTATGTGATAATTTTCAACGCCGTACAATGGCGTCTGAAAGAAATTCGCTAGCGGTACGATAAATCCATCCTTTCCGTTTCCTCTTCCCATCATCACAATGAATTTTTGAAATAGCGGCATATCGTTCACGTACATAAACACGAACGCATAGATGAATTTCTGATACGGAAAAAGCGGGTAATAATTATTCTCGCAATACTGCAGACATTTTCTGTAGGTTTCTTCGTCAAAAAAAACATCGTCTCGCCTTAACGTCGGGAGTACGATGTTTTTGATCAGCAGCTGTCTTTCTTTGTTGATCCATTCCGGATGGGCTTTCGCGTAGGCAAGATAGTCGTCAATTTCTTTACAGGTAACCATCTGCCTCAGACTCATTCGAGATCTGGTCTCTCAGACCAAGATCACTCAAAATTTTTAACATAATTGCCGTGGTTTTCTGCAGATTCTGCACAGATTCATTCGTTTTTTCCACCTTAATTCCGTTTCCGTTCATGGCTTCATAACGGATTCCACGCTTTTTGATATCCTGGATCAGATCCTTTTTCAACTTCCAGTAATGCATATAATCTTCTACAAGATCTCCGTAAAAATCCGCTGTTTTTCCCTGTAATCTCAACTGCTCCAGCAGCGACTCCTTAACATCTTTCTGTGACATCTGCTCACCACCCTTCTGTTTTTTTCCACTTCACCCGAACCGGTTACCCCCACCCCTTTCACGCGAGAATCTGAAAAATCTGAACAGTCATGCCCCTTCCTACCCGTTCTACCCCGGCCAAAAATCGCCGAGAATTACCCCGGGGGGATGGTCACCACTGCTCCGGCGCGATCACTCGGCGCTTCGGAATGAATTTCCGTTCGACATGTCTGCCATGCCGCTCATTGTGGCACTGTGTGCACAGGCTTACCAGGTTCTCATCATCCAGCGCCAGCTCCGGATGCTCTTTCAGCTCCATGATATGATGGACCTGTGTTGCCCTCCGGATCTTTGCATCCATCGCCGGCAGCCTCACATCTTTTTCTTTTGCTTCCTGCAGTCTCTTTCTGCAGTCCTGGCATTCGTACTGATCTCTTCGCAGAATGGCCAGGCGTTTGTGTTTCCACTTTTCGGAATTGTAGAATTCCTTTGCTTCTTTATCTGTCATGTTTCCCCCATAAGAAAATCCCCACATTTCTGCAGGGATTTTCTTCGACAAGGTGTGATCGATTTTTGAACTGGAAGAGAACCGGTTTTCCTTTTCCTGTTTCTCTTCTTTTACACTATATCACATATGCTGCGTTCCATTCTATTCCATCTTGAAATTAGTCAATGCTCTTCCATGGATTCTATGTACCTGCGTCCAGCCGTATCCCATCCACTCGGCAATCTGCTCCCACCGGAGCCAATGGATGTATCGTAATCTTAACACCGTCTTTTCTGTCTCATCCTGCATCTGTTCGATTTTCTGCGTAATCTCTCTCCGGATGCTGATCCGCTTCTCCATCTGTTCTTTCAGATCCGCCAGCAATCCGTCCAACTGCGCCGCATATTCCGACAGATCTCCACAACTGCTCCCGTGTGGCATCCCGTCCTGAATCAGCATGGGGTACATCTTATCCATTCTCAGCTCATCAATCTCCTGCTGGATCGCCTTTTCCGCAAGCACTGCACTGTGATATCTTTTGAGATATTCCTTTTTCTTTTCGTTCTCATCTTTCTTTTCATCTCTGTTCTGCTCCATCGGTCTCACCTCCTGCCTCGCCTCTTATCGTCACCACAGTTCTACTAATTTCACTTCCGGAACCAGTACGCCTTTTTTTCGTAATTTGTCGCTAATTTCTTTTAATATTTTCGCCTGCTCCCATACATACGCATATCCGAGCCGGTTATCATCCGTGTACCGCCACGCACTATCTCTCGTTATTCTTATTGTTTCTTTTTCGTTAATCAATATTTTGATTACATTTGCCAGTGTTTTTCCCGTTCTTCTCCCTTCGACCGGCCACGCAGGAATCTCTGATAATGCGTACTGTTTCTGTCTCTGATCAAGCTTAATATCCAGCGCCGCCTGTATCAGTTTCAACATAGCCAGCTTTCTTCTCCATTCATCTACGTCATCCAGCCTCAGCAGCATTTCCCGGACTATATCTTTCATTCTTTCTTCCGTTCCACCTTCTTCTGTGCAAAATCCCCTTTCTGTTTTCTGTTTTGTTTTCGTATTTTCAAGCGTCAACACCATGCTTTCCTGCTCCCTCCATGATGTTCTCAACTCCGCAGATATTTCCGGCTTATCTACAATTTCTTTCTGAATCACTTCCCAAATTCCCATAGTCCATATTCCTTTCTATTTTTGTATGCTCATTGCAGCTTGAATCATCTGCATTGCCAAAATAAAATCCAACATTCCTAGGATCTGATCTTCTTTTGACGGAACGTATTCCTTATTTCCGTCACGATCCTCAATCGTCACAGTCCTTTTTAATCCCAAACCCACTTCTACTACCGCAAAAATTATCATAAGCGTTTTTGCAACTGCTCGCATCTTATTCCTCCCACTTCAGTCGTTGACCGCAGTACGGACAGTAGTTCTGAGTCTCAAATACATCACATCCGCAGTTTTCGCACTCGTAAGCCGTAATTCCGTTCCAATCCTGCATTTCCTTCGGTTCCGTCGGAGTATTCTTTTCTGCTGCTTTTGCTGCCTGATCCGGATTCATGCCTGAATCCTCGTAGTCTTTCAATTTACACAGAGCACCGTAGATCTTTTCGCTTACCGTTTTTGTGATTTTATGCCCAGTCCGAAGCTGCTCCCAACTTACACCTCTCAGGTGCCATAATCCTGTTTTACTCTTTTCTGTTAGCCTTACCATGTTTCTCGCTCCATTTCAAAATTTCAATTCTTACCCGATCCCATTCTTCCATCAGTTCCGGCGGATAATTATTTCCCTTTTCAACATTTCTTTTCCTTCTGCATATTCCGTTATCTCTTGCTACTCTTCTAACTGTAGTTTCTGTCACTCCGGTTCTGGCCGTGATTGCTTTGTATTTTTCCCCTTTTTGTAGCATTTCCAGAATCAAGTTTTCCATTTCTTCCGGTATTTTTTTCATTCTCTTCTCCTTCCTGGCAGTGTTCGCACTTCCGTCGCGAACTTACCAATGTCCCTTTTATTTTGTGCGCTTTTGGGCATCCCGGATTAACATACACTGCGTATGTTCCTACGCTCTGCACGTGCTTACATTTTTCGTAATCTTCCATTTTTTCTTCCTCACAGATAATTTTTCCCGAAGATCTCCCGGAAACTTAATCCCGGGAAATGCTCTTCGAATGCTTTTTGTCCTTTCGTCTGCAGATACCGGTTGGCTTCTCCTGCCGGATCCTGATGTACCGCTCTCGCTGATGTCCTGTGACACTCCGGGCAGATGTAAACTTTCAGGCCATATTCCTCTGACAGATGCCGATTCGGGCCGCCAAAGATATGATGTTCCTCCAGTACCTGTTTCCAGCTATAATCCCCCCCTTTGGCGCAAAGATAGCAAATCCGGCTCTCCTTGTTCTGCAGCAGGCTCTCTCTGTGCTTCTTTCTCTTTTTCTCCTTTCGTGGTTTTTGGTACATCATTCCTCTGGCACCTCCGGCGTGATATCTGCTCCTGCCAGATTTTTCAGGACTTTGATATTCTTGTCGTCTGTCCGGAAATGTGCTCTCAGCTTGCAGACGTTGTTTTTCCACAGGATTCCTCTGAACGGATTGAAAAGCGGCTCCGTGACTGTATATTCTCCCTTATCCTCTTCTATCATTGCATTATTGATGATCGAAACAAACACGTTGTTGACCGGATAGATCTGGCCGGTCAGTTCGTCCTGCAGGAGTCTCTGGGCAGTTCCCTGTGTTCCGATCAGAATTACATCTGTGATGGTCAGTGTGTTTGTTCCGAATCCATCCTCGTTTATTGCCATCGGCATCTCAATCTCAATCTGATTTCCCTCTTTCGTTGCCTTGAACCGTTCTCCCGGCCTCGGCAGCTCTCCAATCAGCGTGATGATGTCTCCCATCGTTTTTTTTGGAATAAAATCCTTGTTTACACTCACCTCCCAGTATGATCCGGCCAGATACAGCCAGTCATTTCCTTGTGCATCTTGCGTCCTGGCTACCACCAGACCTGTCTTGTATGCCTTTTTCATTAGATTATTTAGCACGCTCGTTGATAAAAACATTGTTGTACCTCCTTTTCCTCTTCAATCGTTAAAAATTAAAATTGTGTTACCACAGCTTATTCATTAAGTTCTCGCTAAATATTTTTTCTTTCAGCCTATAATATCTTGGATTGTCTTCTTCTAGTTGTCCTAAAACAGCATCTGTACAACGTTTGAGCTTTTTGTTATTAACAGTCATGTCTGGAGTATTAATCTGCCATGTAACGCCAGCTTTTGAAAAGCATATGTAAACATTCAAATACCATTGATATTTTCCAAATTCGTCTACACATTCTTTTTTGTATTCATATACTTTCTTTTTGCATAAAATTTTTGCCATTCAATCCCCCTATCTGAACGGAATGTTGTCCTCAACGTCGTCTGGAATATTCATAAATCCACTATCATCTGTCTCTGGTTCTGTCTTTCTCTTTGGCGGTCTGGCCGCGCTCGCTCCCTTGCTCTCTACGAACTCCTGCTCCTCTACAACCACGTCTGTCGTGTAGACCTTCTGCCCGTCCCGGTTGGTGTAGCTTCCGGTCTGAATCCGGCCTGTGATGGCGATCTTGATTCCCTGCTGCAGATATTTCTCTGCAAATTCCGCCTGCCGTCCAAACGCTACGCATCCGATGAAGTCTGCAGTCGCTCCTCCCTCTTTTTGAAATCGGCGATCCACTGCCAGCGTATAGCGCGCCACCGCACTCTGTTCCGGTCCCTGTGTCCAGCGGACGTCCGGATCTCTGGTTAATCTTCCCATCAGCATCACTTTATTCATTTCTTTTCCCCTTTCTTTATTACCTTTGTATTTTTGATCCGGAACGCTCTTTGCGCTCCCGGCTCCGCATCTGTCTCAAGGATTCCATCGGCTACTAGCTCATTCATGTGTTTTTTCACCGTTTTTGCAGATATGCTCAGTTCGTCCGCTATCTCTTTGTAGCTCGGCGGATATACATGTTTCGAAATGTATCTGGCGATATATCGGTATATTTCTTCCTTGATCGCCGTACCCTCTCTTCTACAATACATTCACGTCCTCCATTCCATATCCCCGCTCATCGACCTTGCCTTTCAGCCATTCATAGAGACCCTCTCTGTTTCCCAGGATCTCTGCTGTCAGATTTTTATGCAGGTATTCCGCCACGCCCCACGCGGTCAGCGTATCCAGATACTCTTTTCGTTGCATCGTCTTTCCCAGTACATCAATGCTCTCCGTTCCCTGGTAATCCTCTGGAAGATTCATTTGCCCCGGCAGCTGCTCCTCTGTCTCGGTTTGTGCGGTTTCCGTTGCGTTTTGTGTGATTTCCGTTGCGTTTTGCGTGCTTTCCGCTCCGTTTTCCGCAATTTCCGTCTCACTTTGCACTTTTTCTTCTGGTTTCCGCGGTTCTTCTGATTGCGGTGCCTCATTTTTCTTTTGCGCCGTATTTTGGGACGTCTCTTTTTCCGGCTTTTTCGGTGTCTCCGAAACCGGCTCCGCCTCTGTATTTATAGGGCTTTCCGGCTTTTTGATTTGCGCCGGCGCAATTGGTTTTGTCTCAACTTTTTCCTGCGGCTCTGTTTTGGGATGCTCTTCTTGTATTCTCTGTTTCCATTCCACGCTCTCGAAGATTTTTTTCGTGATTGCGAAGAACTCCGCCCAGCTCATTTTCTGCGGCTGCTGTCCGAACTGCTTGATCTGGATGTCATTCTCGTACATCGCCATATAGTACAGCCCTGCACGGAACGTTTTAACCCCCGCCGGGTTGACGATCTCAACCATTTTCTCCGCTTCGCCGTCCGCATAGGCCTCGCTCTGCTCCAACTGTTTTGCAATCGCCGCATTGGCTTCGAAGAATTTCCACACCAGCTTTTCCAGTGAGTCCGCGGCTTCCGGTTCCGGCGTCTCCTTGTTGAAGTGTTTCAGCTCCCGAATATCTGCCTTTGGCATCTCCGGCCGGATCATTTCCATGTCTGCATCCGGCAGGGAAAGCATCTCGGAGAGCTTGCTGCTCCCCATTTGTGCGTATTCCGGCCGCAGGCGGTCCGAATAACCGTCGATGCTGAATTTTCGGTTGATGCTCATGAATCTCGAGATCGTCGATGCGCTCAATCCGTATTCTGCTTTAGCGAATTCTGTCACTGTCTCATAGCCATCATTTTTATATAGTTTCTGCTCCTCGATCTTCCGGAGTGTGTAACCAATCCGCACAAAACTCTCCTGCACGCCGATCAAGTCCCGCTTAAGGCTCTCTTTCATCGCAAGCCAGTCATCCAGGGTTAATTGTGTATATTCTTCCATACCTACCTCCTATGCTGTCATTGTCATCATTTCACTGGTTTCTTCCTGCAGAGTTCCGCTTTTCAGCTTTTCCAGATAATTATCCAGCCAGCTCTGATTTTTTTCTTTATCCGGCTTTGTATCCCTTTCTCCATACCACTGTACTATTCTCTTTTGTTCCGGATTGATTTCGATGGTGATGTACGGTGTTTCTGGTTCTTTTTGTAATCGCATCATCAGGATATAGCTTTTCCCCTCGTTGTGTTTGCTCAGATAGTTGTCGCCCCCGACGCAATGATGGAGAATCCTTCCTTCCATCACGATCTCCGCCGCTGATCGGGCCGGCCGGATGACATACATTGCATCTTCGTAGTAGTATTCTTTTCGCAGGTTCCTGTACTGCTTCTTGATGTTCGGATATTTTTCTTCCGTCTCCCTCAGTCGTTTCTCGACTTTTTCCCGATTTGTCTCCGCAGTCATCTGTGCATGAGCTTCGTCTAAATTTCTTGGCTGCTGGTATACAGAGTTATTCAAGTCATATCCCCGTCTTTCTCGCATTGCCAAATAGTCCAGATACATGATGGCCGTATTTTGTATCTCGTTCATTGCCCTTCCGCAGTTTGTTCCGTAAGCGCATCCGGCATATTTTCCGACACGGTTTAGTAATTTTTGAATTGTCATGTATTTCATAGCCAGCGCAACGTGTGCGATATCCAGCCCTGTTTCTGCCAGATGATCCACCTGTTCTTCCGTCCAGTGCTGATTGAGGCTCTTTTCGATCTGCAGAACTCTCAGGAGGCGCAGATTTCCTTTCCCTTCGATCAGCTTTTTCACCCGCTCTGCTCGAATTCCCAGAAAAGAGTCCAGTCTTTTCGTGGATGCATCCACAATAATTCCAACGCGCCCATCATTGATTGCTTCTGCTGTCTCATTCAATCCCATTTTCGCAAGCATCTCCATCTGCGGCGTTTTCTGGTATGTCTGCAGATACCTGATCGGATTTACTTCTTTCACCTGCGCCGCATATTCCTTTAGACCGCTGTACCGGAATATCGTATTTTTCAGCTCCTCGTAGGTTTCCGACATAATCGGCGCCGCTTTGATGTCAACGTTGGCAAGTCCATATAGATTGCAGTCGTCCCAAAAGTCTTCATTCCGGTACAAGTCGTGTTTATGATAGTCAATCTGCACCTTTTTCCCTGGCTCAAAGTAGGCTCTTGCCACCTCTACGCCGGAAAGTTCTTCTGCGGCATTGTACATCTCTGGTCCATCGTTCCCCTCGATGAAGCCCAGTGTCCATGCTTTCTCAATCTCCACGTACCGCAGCACTGCTCCATCTTCTTTGTATCGCTGTCCCAGGAACAGATGGATTTTCTTACTGTATTCACCCTTTATTTTTCCCTGGCACTTGTACGTTCCAACCGCGCCGCACATCGGGCATTTTCCGCTTTTTCCTTCTCGCGGTTCTTCGGTATGCTTCTGAAATTGGCTCTCGTAGGATATGCCATCTCTCCACCGCGCATCCGTTACGCCGCCGCACTTACTGCAGGCGATTTTCGCCCAGCTCCCGCATTTCTTGTAATACAGATGGTGTTTGTTGTGGAAATAAATTCTGTCCGCATATTCTAAGATTCTTTTTTCCGGAAGTTTTGCGGTATGTGCAATCCTGTCTTTCAGTGCTTCCTGTCGGCACACGAATTTTCGATGTTCTCTGTCAATTCTGGCAGCGGTCGCAAGATCATCCTCGTGCTTGTAGATGTACTGCCACCAGCGCGCCTCGTAGTATACAGGTGTTTTTATCTTGCAGAATTTCTTTATTTTTTCCAGATCCTCCGTACTCTGGAGGACATTTTCTTTTTCCATCAGCTCCCATGTATCAGCTTTTTCTCCCCATATCCAATTCCCGTATCCACTATCTTTCTCCACTTTCTGCCGTGTCCACTGCTCTGTTTCTGGAAAATAATTCCAAAACTCCTTTTCCGTAAGGATGATCCGCACAACCGGCACCATTTTGGATTCTTTCTTGTTTTTGTATACCTCCAAAAACAAGTGCTTTTTGTTTCCAACGTTTTTAACCGCGGTCACTCCGATGTACTTCACATCTTTTTTCCTGCTGATTTTCTTCAATCCGAGATACGGGATTCTCTCAATTTCTTTTTTTCTCATCTGCTCCGCCTACTTTCCCATATAATATTCCCGGATGATCCGCTTCGCAGTTCCCATCCCCGGAATCCCCAGCGTCACTCTTCCCGCTGTCACGCCGGCGGCTTTCAGAATCTCCTTTTCGATAGGAATCTGGTTCCCGAATGACCATTTCAGTAACGCGGCAATACAACCTTTCAGCGATTTCCCCTTTTTTCTGACGCTGTACGCCATCAGTTCATTTTCCATGCACTGGCTTTTCAGGTACTCCACCCAGTCCTCCATAATTTCTTTCGGCTGCATTTCCGCAGACTCGACCTCAATCTTGCCCAGCGCGGCCGTCATCGGATCACACAGCTCCGGGATTTCCCCGGCGCAGAACAAATCCACGAAAACCTCCGGAATTCCGTTTTCTGTCGCCACGACGCGCAGGCTCTCCACGTCTCCCTCGTTGAACAGATTTACTGCCAACTCGTTAATTTCTTTTGCTGATTCCAGCTCTCCAAATCGTTCAAACATCTCATCTTCCTCTTTTCATTTCATCCTGCAGCCAGGCGCTGTATTCATGCCGGCCCGGCGCGATCGTGATCTTGTGGTCTTTTACTTTTTCTGCCAGCTGCTCCCACTCCTGCTGATACTTGATCGGTTCCCCACGCGTATTCCGGAAACCGTTCTGCTCCCATGCCGGGAGTTGATTCTCCAGCATGTTCAGAACCCATTCGTCCGCGGCGTGGATCGTGATTTGACTCGGCTTGTGATACCGGCCAAGCGCCTTGTTCAGTGTCTGCAGTGTGGCTCCGTGCATTGTACTGGTACACTCTCCCGTATCGTGTTTGGTCTTTCCTCCGGGAGCTTCCAGCACATAGCCCCAACTACGGCTTCTTTCTCGTGGATCGTTTGCGCTTAGCTCTATGTAGATGCCGGTCTCCATCGTCCTCTCTCCTCCTTTCCAGGCTGATCAGCGTGTATCGTCGGTATTTATAGCCTGTTTTCGGGTTGATCCCCTCGTAGTAGTCCGCTATATAGTACCCTTTCGGCGGTTTTACTTCTTCTTTCCACCTTTTCAGATATTTTTTCTCCGGATCCGGCAATGGCATGTTCCTGGAATGGTTGTATGACGCTTCTCTCAGTTTCGGTTTTGCCAGCGTTCCGTCCTGCTTCTTCTCTTTTGTGTCTCCGTCTTTTGTCATATATTCAGCCAGCTTCCGGAAAGACGGATCATATAGTCTTTCATTTTGTTTTATGGTTTCGATGTATATCCCACCTTTTTTCCATGCTTTCTGCAGGATCGCTGCTGTTTCTCCGATCTCGTTAATGATAACGTGGATATGCCACGCTCCTTTGGTTCCTCGTTCTATGTTTCGCATCCAAAAAAGCTCTTTTCCACGTTTTTTATATTCTGCGCGAACCATTCTCCACGCTTTCCCGAAGTCGGTCACCGCCTGCTCCATCGCTTCCGGTCTGTTTTGCACCGCATAGGTCAATGTTGCGAAGCAGTCTCCCGATCGAAAATACTGCAGCATCCTCCTCTGACAGTTTTTCACCTTCGTTCTTCTGTTGGCTTCTTTCATCTGCTCCGGAGTTGTTTCCCTTTTCTTTTCTCTCTTACCTCCTGGGCCTCCATATCTCCCGTCATGGAATTCATCAATATCTAGCACGGTTCCCCCTCGGAGCCTATATATTTTCCTTTTCGTCGCCATCTCATGTGTCCTAACTTTAATCTCTTAATCGAGGTTTAACAGGGGACTTTCTCCCCTTATTTTTTCAATATTTTCTTTGACTTTCGATGCCGATCGTGATAAGATAAATATCGAAAAAACACTTCTAATCCCTGTCCTACATGTTTCTCAGCATGTAGGACGCTTTTTTGTCTTTTCTTCAAGATCTTCATATCTTCCCAGCTTGTCTACCAAGTCTCCGTAAGCAAATACAGAGTTCATCTGACTTTCAAGCCGGAATGTCCCGGCGTGATCCATCCAGATCCGGTACGTTCCGTCTGGATTTTTTACTGTCAATCTTTCTTTTGCCATTTTTTATCACCTCTAAACAACATACTTGCTCCGCAGTTCATCCAAATCGAAAACACCTCGTCCTTATGGCGTGCGATCCGCTCCTCTTCTTCCTCTTTCCGTTCTGCGATCGTTTCCCAGATCCGCTTGACCGCCCATCCGGCGGCAGCAATTCCGAGGCCTGCGGCCATCTGAAACGGCTTCCACTGCTCCACTCCCGCAAAATAAGTCCATGTTCCTGCTACTCCTGCCATAACGGCAATTACATTCTGTGCTTTCAATGTTTCTGCCTCCATTCCTCAAATTTTTCCGTGTCAAAAATGACCGGACTGTTTTTCTTCCGCGGATCAACTTTCCGGGCTACGCCCTCCGGTGCGTACATGATCGCCCGGTTCAGGACTTCTCTTCCGATCAGCGGATTCTCCATTCTCAGCAGCTCCGCTTTTCTCATGTAGCGCGCCGGATACTCGACGCGCATCGGTTCTTTTTTGCTGGCACTGATTACGTATCTCTTTCCTGTCAGGTGCTCCAGCATCTTTGCTGCTTCATCTGTGGTTATCTTTTCCATTCAGATTTCCCCTTTCTTCTTATTTTTCCAGCTTCTGCGATTTTTCTTTCTGTCTCTCGCTCATCGCCGCCGCGGTGTTGATCGTGCCTTCCAAATAGCCGCGCTCTCTTTCGGACATGTGCGGAAGTTTTTCTGTAAGCTTTTCAAGAATTTCTTTTTCTCTTTCTGACATATTCGCCACTCCTTTTCTGTCTTATTTTGCTTTGTGAACGTATTATAACGCATTATCAACGCATTGTCAACGTATTTTTCGCATTTTTTCTTTTATTTTACGTTGACAACGTATTTTGCAGGTGTTATAATATTTTTAGAAACGGAGGTGAGAAAACATTGAACGAACGCATAAAGGAGTTAAGAAAAGCTCTCGGATTATCCCGAGAGGAATTCGCCAATAAATTAGGTTTAAAAAGCAGAGGGAAAATTGAAAATATTGAACTCGGTCGGACCAATCCCGATGAACCTTTTTTAGATTTGATTTGTGCGACATTCAATCTTAATCCTGAATGGCTCCGCACAGGAGATGGCGAAATGTTTGCCGAATTATCTAAGGACGAACAAATTGAAGAATTTATCGGAGATTTGCTTTCTAATGAAGAAGATTCTTTCAAACGCCGCCTGATTTCTGGTTTGGCTGCACTGGATGAAAACGGATGGAGCGTTTTAGAAAATTTCCTTGATTCCATCCAAATAAAAAAGGGCTGAGTTATCTCAGCCCCAAGAGTGCTCGAATATGAATGTAAATCATTCTCAATTGTTTTTGATTTGCATGGTCGAGCATCTCAATTATAATTTTTTTGTAGTCCATATGTACGCCCTCCGATCTCTATCCTTATTATATACGAACGTTCGTTCGATTTCAATATCTTTTTTTCGAACGTCCCTTTGCTAATAATACGAGATCTTCGGGCGAAAATTAGTATTTTTTGACATTTGTCCGGGTTCCCGGACACTTATTTGTACGGACTGTCGAATAAGTCCGTAATCCGCACTTTCAGGCCTTTAGCGACGGATTCCATCGTGTCGATTCGCGGCATTCTTCCGTTGCTGCAGATATCTTCCAGCGTAGATTTTGGGATTCCAGTCAGTAAGGCCGCCTGGCGGAGCGTCAAATTTCTTTTGTATATGATGTCTTGAATTAATATTTTCATGACATTATAGTTCCCGATATTCGGGAAATTATACTTCCAGAGAGGGGGAATCGTTATGGGTATGCGATTCAAAAAGAGCAAGAAAATTGCTCCAGGCGTCAAGCTGAATGTTTCCAATAAGAGCGTTGGTGTTTCTGTTGGTGGGAAAGGTGTTCATCATTCTGTGAGTAGCAGTGGAAGAAAGACAACCACTGTAAGCGCACCTGGTACCGGACTGAGCTACGTTAAAACTTCCGGTGGAGGATCTCGTAAAAGGAAATCCTCTAAAAAAGCGCAAAGTGGAACCGTCGGATGTGGCACTATCCTGCTCGGCTTCATTCTGTTTTTCCTTATCGTCGGTGTCTTCTCAAGCGGGTTCAGTAGCGGGCGGAAGAAAGCAGCCGAAGCCGCGGCTTCATCATCTTCCACCGTTTCTGCTGTGTCTGAGACATCAACGCCGACTCCCACAGAAGCGCCCGTGGAAACGAAAGTAATGTACTCAAAGTCATCGCTCAACATTCGAGCCGCCGCAAGCGCGGATGCCGAAAAGCTCGGCACGTTCTCGGCTGGCGACTCTGTTACCGTTATCAGTTCTGAAAACGGCTGGTCTAAGATCGACTACAATGGAACAGAGGCTTACGTGGCAAGTGATTATCTTTCCGATACACAGCCAACCGCTGCTCCCGCCGCTACGCAGGCTCCATCATCGTCCGATCAGCAGGAAACTATGGTATGGGTTTCCGGATCCGGAAAGAAATATCACAGCAACTCATCCTGCAGCAACATGTCCAACCCTCATCAGATCTCGTTATCCGATGCGCAGGCGCAAGGATACACGCCTTGCAAGAAATGCTATTAACTAAATAAAAAAATCCGCCCCGGTGCGCCAACACCAAGGCGGGGTTGCATCCAGATAATGGACACAGGTACCATCTGTATATTACCATTTTCTGGAACAGGTGTCAAAACGAACATTCGTTTCCCGATGCCTGTTATTTTTGCACCCTTTTTCAGAAAATGGAGGTATAGAACATGGCAAAAGCAAAATATACACGTCAAAAAAACGGATATTTCCAGGCCCGCGTATGGGACGGCACCTATCAGGGGACCCAGAAACACTATATCACGATCCGATCAAAGAAGAGCAGCAAAGATCTGGAAGAAAAGGTTGCTCAGTACAACAACAAAATCAAAAATATGGAGGCCGTCCGCGATAAACACATCCTGTTTCTGGACTACGCTCACAAATGGCTTACTGTTTATAAGGCCGAAGCATCCAACAACACGAAACGAATGTATCTCAACATCATTGACAAGCACATGGACCAGATGGCAGGCGTGCGGCTCTGTGACGTTCTCCCGATCCACTACCAGATGCTCCTCAACGATGCCGCCGGAAAGAAGCGCACCCAACAACAGCTGCTCCTCTGCTTTTCGCAGATCATGCGGACTGCAGTGCATGACCGTCTCTACGCCGCGAATCTCTACGAGGATCTGAAAGACGCCATGAAGCCGATCGACTATAAGGCGGATGAGAAGCGGCCGCTGACCGAGAACGAGAAAAAGGCGATGAAAGACGCCGAGTTATCCCCAGAAGATAGAATTTTTGTGGATATCTTGTACGCTACCGGCTTGCGTTGTGGAGAAGTGCTCGCCCTCACTCGATTTGATATTGATTTTGTAGCGAAAACCATCAATGTAAACAAATCAGTCGAGTTTGACGATGCTGGTCGGCCGAGTATCAAGTGTCCAAAATCTCATAACGGATACCGGCAGGTACCGATCCCGCCGCAGCTCTTCTCCTCTCTCGAGACCTACGTTCGTTTCTGCATGAGAGGAACTCAGCTCTTTTCCATGCGCGGCGGCAAATTGGTGTCTAAATCCTCTTATCGCCGCAAGTGGGATAGAATTATCAAGGCCATGAATGAAGTCGCAGAACAGCCCATATCCGGGCTCACAGCGCACATTTTCCGGCACAATTACTGTACGGCGATGTGCTACCAGATCCCGCGCGTGTCGATCAAGAATATTGCGGCGCTCTTGGGCGACAGCGAGGCCATGGTGCTGCGGGTGTATAATCACATTATGTTGGAGCGCGAGGACACCGCAGGGGCCGTAGAAGCAGCGCTGTATATGTGACACGGAAGTGACACATTTACTTTGTATTACTTCGTTTTACTTTGTCGTACCGCTATTTTTTTACAATTTCATTTTTCTATGCAAAAACGGCTGGAAACCTAGTAAAATCAAGGTTTCCAGCCGTTTTCAATTAGTGAAGCATCGGGGATTCGAACCCCGGACAACTTGATTAAAAGTCAAGTGCTCTACCGACTGAGCTAATGCTCCGTATACTTTTGCATCCAACTGGGCTAGCTGGATTCGAACCAGCGAATGCAGCAGTCAAAGTGCTGTGCCTT